AAACACGGAACAACCGATCCCCCGGCAGTACTATGATTCTGAAACTCATCATCACTGTTCAACTCAATTAAGTATCCCGGGGTGATGGTTGCTGCTGCTGCTTTTTCTTCCTTCTTGTTATTGAAGGAACTTCCAACTATTACATTACTCATAATTTACCTCCTTATTCTTTTTTGTCATCTTTGTATCCTAACATAACCATCATTTCCTTTGTCGGTTTCTTACTGTTGTTGGCTCCAAGATTGGTGCCTGAGTAATCTCCTTCAGGAACTACAGAGGAATGAATCTTTCTCATCAGAACATCGTCCATTCTTTTCAATTCTTCTTCTTCCGAGAACTGTTTAGAGTACTTTTGAATCTCAGTGATCATTTTTTCCCTTTCAGCACGGAAAATACTAAGACCGCTTTTCAATTGTTCCTGCATCTCTTTCGGGGCAAGAGCAATGAAATCTTCAGCCTTACTGTACTGACTGAATACCTTTTGCAAGTCTTCTTTTGTTAACTCTACCTTTTTCGGATCAACCGAATGACTGGCAGGTTTCGGATCTTCTTCTTTCTTAGGAGTCAACTTACTCACTTGCTCACTATTCAACTTTAACAACCATTCCCGGTCATCTTCGGTAAATGAAGTCTTATCATTTTTGATAAGATAATTCACTTCATCCGTACAGCACGGTTTTAAGTCGTTTCGTTGAAGTTTCGGAGCCATTTTGGTAAGTTGTCCCTCATCCAGTTTTGATAACCACTCCCGGTCATCCTCACTGTAATGAGTTGCTTTGTTAGCAATTAACTCATCAACTTTTACTTTTACTTTTCCTTTTTCATCATCCATGTTACTTGTTCCTCCTTTAAATTTATGAACACTATTATTACGAATACCACAACCATCAGCCCAACTACAAGCGCCTTCCATGTTGGGTAATAAAGCGAGATGATCAAAACGATGATTGTGGGCTATTCCTACATATTTTTCTCCATTCCATGTTCCTTCCTTATTTTCTTCATCTGTGAATACTCCAGTACTAATATCCATCGGGTTTCCGTTCTGGATGTATTGATAGGCTTCAGATGATTTCTCTTTCAATCTCTCTTCATCCAACCACACCTCAGCCTTTAACTTATTACCCTCCACCTGGGTATTATATACTGTCCCTACTCTTTCAGTAAGGTCAATATCCGGGATTCCTGCTGATACTGCTTTCCCGTTTCTCTCTGGATGGAAGATAACAACTGGCCGGCCATTCCAAGCATCCGGGAATTTCCCCAGCTCCTCAATCGAATGGAGTAAACAACCATGCGAACCGCAATGTACTCCTTCCACCATCATCACCACAGGAGCCACCAGATATGTTTTCTTGTTCCTCGTTTCCGTGCGAAGATTATACCTCTTGTTTGCCTGAATGACCTTTTCCAGAATGAGGGTATTAACTACCTCTTGTTTCTTTTCAGTTGTCATTTCTTAATTCTTTATTGTTATTCTTACTTTTCCTAACATCTGTATAAACATCTTAATCCAAAGCCAATAAATCCAAATCTTCCGAATCTGAATATTCATATATAAATGATCTTCTTTTTCAGTTACTCCTTTACTCTTTATGTACCATGGTAGTTTCATACATTTTCTTTATAAATTCTTCAAAGAATCTTTCGCTTTTACTGGAATTGTCGTACATCGACAATTTGGATGAGCTGGTAACATATTCCTTACCTCTTCAATTGTATAAGGGCCTCCCGTTTCTAAATCCTGACACTCCGGGCAAACCCTATAACCGGCTGTGACCCATTCAGCCATTACTTCTACTCCTTCCACTTTCCAATTCTCATACTCCTGTACTATCGCCTGGTGATGAGCTCGAATAACTTCTGTCCGGGCTAACATCCTTGCCCGACGCTCCGGAGAAATTGATCTCCCTAATGAATCTGTTATCCCAAGTGTCTGTCGTCCTTTCCCACTGATAACTGAATTCAACTTCCTTGCTAACAACCGGGGATGATCTCCATCAATCAATCCCTGCCCAAGTACCTGACTGATCTGAGAATCCATTGCATCGGTTATTCCTTTCAACTCTGAAAATACCCGAGTATACAACGCTCCTACTCTGTCCATATGAAACGGAGTAGACATTGAGGCATCAATTCCTCCTGTTGCTTCTATAGATGGAACTCCGAATCCACCTTTCTTTAATTCATCTCTTGCCCTGATTACTCCTCGCTTATAACTATCAGACACATACTTGTTTGTCCACGCTGCATCAATACCCTGTCCCACCTGGCGGATGTCCTTTACTTCTAACATTCCTTCTTTTACTTGTGTATCCAACCAGTTCATAAATCCGGCCACCTTATCTGATGTTCGTGGAAAAGCAAATGCCTTACGAGCCGGAGGCATGTAAGTAGTCATCATTCCAAAACAATCCTGGTCAATGATTGCTGCATTAATCAATCCACGAAGACGACGAAACCGTTTATTCATCTCCCTGACCCACGCGGCTCGCAAAGATATCGTCCGTGTCGGATCAAAACGATTCTGCCTTGTGTAAACATCAACTGCGGTATGTGTATGTGTACATGTCATTCTTCAATTTCTACTTCTTCTTTGATCTCTGTTTCTTCTTCTTCCATCTGTCGTTCCTTTGCCTGCTCAATCTCATTCAACTGATCTTCATTAAATCCCAGAAACAATTTCGGCACCAATGTAGGAGGTACTGCATCTGCGTTCAGAGATGATTTACTCCAAGATTCAATTGCATTCGCTCTTATCTGTCCAACTTCTGCTCTTTCCTTTTCTGATGGAGCAAACATATCTTCCCATTCTGTTATATAATCTTCTGTCTTCGGTAATACTCCATGAAGTATACATTTATCAACAAATGGATTTATGATTTTTGGTTCACAAAATCTTCCTTGTCTTGTTTTTACTAATGAACGCCACTGAGAAATATCCTGAGTTGAGGAAAGTTCTCCTCTTTCCGAACCAGTCAATATTCGTTTTGGAATTCCTGTTTTGGCTGAAATAGCTTGTATCTGAATATCAACATGGCTGGATGGGTCTGCTATCTGCTGCGCTAATGACTCTACATTCATCCCCTGAGCGTGCAGAAACCGGGTGAGATCGTGTTCGTAATTCTCCAACTGATCTGTCAATTCATCCCACTCAGTCTCCGACATGTTAGCATCCTTATCTACTTTTCCGAAATAACCAGGTCTTGCTCCCTTCCAGTACATCTCAGCATCTCCACCCATTAACTTCTCCAAATCAAGTAATCTGTTGATAATTGCTTTCAACCGAGGAGTGCCATATACATCTGACATCATCGAACCTTCACATACGTGCATTATTCGACTGTAATGAACATTAATCTGTCCTGACATTCCACTATCTCCTTCTCCGGGAGTGGCTATATCAAGTGAATACATTACAGGAAATCCATATCTGGGATTTGCCGGATTAGTTTCCCACTTCTGAATATGAGCATCTCGTTCTCCAAACGAATTTACGTATAATAATTTAGGGCTCCCGGATAATGGTTTCTTAAAATCAACCTGATCTTTTACATCATTAAAGCCATATAACAAAACAGCAAACTGTCCAAGTCCTGCCAACTTATCTAACCTATTGAATTCAAAACTCAGTCCAAATTCTTTTTCCAGCTTCCACCAGGCATCTTTCAATACATCTTTCTCTCCTTCTGTCTCATTTTCTGCAGATGTTATACCAAGAAATCCATTCCAGGCTGCCTCTACAGGACGATCAATAATTGCCGATGCTATATCCTGACGTTCATACTTATCAAAGTAGTACTGAAAATCCAATTCACTATCTTGTGGATATCCCAGGGCATCATATACATTTCGTTTGCCTTTGTATTGTTGGCCAAGTTTCCGGGCCAGCCACATGCGATTGACTACTTGTTGGAATGTATGTAATTTATCACCTGCCATTTACTTTCGTTTTAACACCATTTATCTTAATTTTAACACTGTTTTTCATATCAATTTAGTATTTTCTACGACCAACCCTGACCTGCGTCGGTTTTGTTAACTTATTAAACCCTCCAGAAGAGCCATCAACCTGATCCTTATATTTTGAACGCGGAAAATATCTCAACTCTTTCTTATATTCATCATTCCAATCTCCATATATCAGCAATACATTACCAAAATTGACCTGAACGGAAAAAGGTCTGGCCCGAACTTCCTTATCTCCTGTAGGATGTTCCGTAAATGAAGAAAAACCTGCAAGATTCCTTACAGTAGATTCTGCACTCTCTTTTCCGCCACTTCCAGGTTCCTGTTCCAAGCCCACTTCAACATTTCTACCATCTGCTTCCGCTGTCTGACGAATAATCAATTCTCGTTTCTCACTACTCCACTGTCCTCTCTTCACATCCCAGACAACAAATTTACCGGTTTTCAACTTTGATATCTTAACTCCGGCAGTAAATGCTCCTCCACCTTCTGTTCCGGCCTTATCCCAATATCTAACTGTATGAATTACGGTTAAAGGATGTATCTCACTGGCATTAATCATTTGAAGGTGATCAACTTTGAATAATCCACCTCCCGGAGGAGTTGGATCTTGCCCTATCTGACCAGCATACCCCCAATCTCCTAATTCTGGAAGAACATGATTCAGTAAAATATCCCAACTTAACCTAACTGGGTCGAGTAAATCATCTTTGTAATACTTTTCCCACTCTTTTGGTTGCAACTGTTTTCTATACTCCGAAGTCCGGATCTCACCTGGCAGACATATCAGTCTAATATCTTTTCTGGTTGCTAAAAGATGAGCTGTCGGGTCATCCTGATCCAATCTCTGCATTATCCCAATCGTCACAGATACTTTCCGGTTTGTTTTTCTTTGCGATAATGTTTGATCAAGAAAGTCATTCGCTGTTTTTCTTTCAACGTCGCTTACTGACAATCGAGGGTCAATTAAATCATCCCAAATCAACATGTCTCCGTGGAATCCCATTATACGAGATTTAACGGATGTACTAACTCTACCACCGCCGTATAACGTACGGGGAGCCCTGATTTTATCAACCCAAATTTTCTTCGCAACCCTAAAATTTGACTTCGTATCTTTGTCCTGTTTAACGACTATTTCCGGAAACAACTCCCTGAACCGTTCACTCTTGATCACATCCCTACTGTACTCCGCCGATTCTAATGACAAATCATGTGAATGGGAAGCTGTAATAAATCTCAACCAATACCAGTTAATCCAACACCACACCGGAAACATTATTGAAACTGTTGCTGTCTTTGTAGTACCTGGTGGAACATTAAACACAAGATCATACTTCTTCGGTTCTCCATAGGCTACTCTATATGCTACCTCTTCTAATTCTGAACATAACTTTTCTATATGCCAATTTGGAATAAAATCTCCTGTGGTATAATCTTGCCAGAAATACTGTATAAACAAATACAGGGATCCTTTCAGTAATCTTCTCATAGACGAGATTGGATCATCTACTGCTTGTTGTATACATTCCTTTTCTTTTTCCGGAATCAATATGTCAGTTACTATCTCTTCCACGGGTAAGTTGTTTCATATTAAGTTCAAATAACATCTTCTGAGTCTGTTCACTTAATTCTTCGACCGGTATATCTTGAATCTTATGATAATGGCTATGTTTAACTTCTCCTTCATGAATTATCCGATTCATGTGCTTCCAGTAATTAGGTTGTCTATTAGTGAGCCAGAAGATTTGAGCTATGGTATCTCCTTTGACATCTATATTTGTTTCTTTGTGGGCTGTACATTTTTCTGTCTCATTAAATACCTTTTCTACTTTTGTATACTGATATCCAGTTGCATTTTTATACATAGATTCAACCACAGCGCTGTCTGCTATGATTCCACCTCTTTTTTTAGCTTTGTAAAATTCAGGATTGTTTCTCAACCATCCTTCCAGGGTTGTTAGGGTAACCTGATAAAAATCTGCGATGTCTTCATTTCGGGCTCCGAGTCTTGCGAGGTGTTCTACTTCGCGAAGCATGTCAGGTAGGAATTTTGTTTTTCTACCTGGGTGTCCATTACGTGAAAATCGGGTTCGTTTAAGATTATATATTGTTCCTCGTTCCACTCTATTTTATTTTTCGTTAAAATTATAAGGAGTAAATATAATGGATATACTTCTATAATCATAATGTTTTAATTTAAAATTATTTATAATCATTTTAAATTAAGGTATTTTTTAAAAATACTTTTAAAAAAATTAGGTTTTTTAAAAAAAACACCGTATCTTTATACTGTAGTTAAAAAGAGATAGTTCTTTGAAATGCTGGTGTTAGAGGGAAGGAAAGGCAAAAAGCCTTGAAAATCAAGTGATTAGCAAATCGAAAAGCCGATTTCCGGTAAATGTAGGGGGAGCTAAAGTGGCCTAAACCTTTAATAATCAGTATGAAAGCTAAAAAGTACGGAAACTATGACGGAGTGGAAGTATTTAGATTTTTAGCATTTTTAGTTTCTCTTTTGTCAGGCAATGGTTTTTGTTTTAGATGGCTCATTACCTCACTCAAAGATGCTGGCAAGGTTAACAGTTACCGATTTCAGTCAGCAATGGACAACCTGGTATTAGAGAAAAGATATTAAAAGGTCAGCCCT